GGTTTTTCCAACTCTGAGCAGATTTTCGGAAAAGGGGGTAAGGTCAGTGAGAAAGGCGACCTGGAAAAAGAGAATAAAGGACGCCTGCACGGAGGTGGGAACATACCAGAAGAGCTTCGACGCTGTGATCGACACGCTGGCCGGGATCCTGGAGAACAGAGACAAAGCCATGGAAGAATTTGACGGGACAATCATTGTTGAGCATACCAACAAGAACGGGGCAACCAACAAGGAGCAGAACCCGGTGCTCCGGCTGGTCAACGATCTGAACCGGGACGCTCTCGCGTACTGGCGGGACCTGGGTCTTACGCCGGCGGGACTGAAGCGGATCAACGATGCGGCGATCCGGGAGAAGAAAGAGCAGTCACCGCTGGAGAAGGCGCTGCAAAAACTGAGTGGTTAAATACTGGAAGGATGCGCTTGAGTATGCAGAGGGCATCCGGGACGGAAGGATCGTGGCGAACAGGGAGAGGAAACAGGCCGTGGAAAGATTTTTCAACGACCTTGAAAACCCGGATTATGAGATAGACCACAAAGGTCCGGAATTCTGCATCGGCATAATCGAAAGTACGATCTGCCACCAGCAGGGAGAGAAGATTGACGGGACGCCGCTGCGGGGAAAGCCCTTCCTGCTGCTGCCGTTTCACAAGTTCATCATCTACAATCTGCTGGGGTTTGTCCTGAAAGGTACGAATATAGTCAGGTTCCACGAGGCGCTGATCTTCATCCCCCGGAAGAACATCAAGACATCCTTTGCGGCGTCGCTGGCCTGGGCGCTGTCTTTATGGTACAGGAAGTCCGGAGCGAAGACGTACATCACAGCCGCGGCCCTGATGCAGTCGCTGGAGTCCTTCAATTTTCTGGACTACAACGTCAAGCGGATGAAAGAGGATTTGAAAAGCGGCGGACATATTCGGATTATAGATAATAATAACGAGCATTCCATGGAGGCAGCCCTGGGTGACGGCTCTTTTTATATTCGGGCCCTGGCGGCAAACCCGGACGCGCAGGACTCGTTGAACTGCAATATCGCGATCGTGGATGAGATCCACGCCCTGAAGGTCCCGAAACAGTACAACCTGTTCAAGGAGGCCATGAAGGCCTATACGAACAAGCTGCTGATCGGGATATCGACCGCAGGCGACAACGAGCAGGGGTTCCTCGGGCAGCGTCTGGCATACTGCCGGAAGATCCTGGACGGGACGGTGAAGGATGAACAGTATTTTGTCTTTATATGCTGTGCAAACCCGGATGAGAACGGACAGATCGATTACACGAACCCTAAAGTACATGAGATGGCAAATCCGGCTTACGGGGAAAGCATCAGGCCGGAAGAACTGATGAACGATGCGCTGCAGGCCCAGAACGACCCGCAGCAGCGGAAGGATTTTTTCGCGAAGTCGCTGAATGTTTTTACTAATGCCATGAAGGCATGGTTCGACATAGAAGAGTTCAGGGCTTCAGATCGAAAATACAAGTGGACGCTGGAGGAACTGGCAAAGCTTCCGGTCAATTGGTACGGAGGGGCGGACCTGTCGAGAATGTATGATCTGACGGCAGCGGCTCTGTACGGAAAATATAAAGATACGGATATCGTGATCACGCACGCGTTCTTCCCGGTTGTGCAGGCGGCCAGAAAAGCGGACGAAGACAACATACCGCTGTTCGGATGGGCTGATGACGGATGGCTGACGATGTGCAATAGTCCTACGGTGAATATTGCAGATGTTGTGAACTGGTTCAAGTCCATGCGGACCATGGGCTTCAGGATCCGGATGGTCGGGCATGACCGGAAGTTCGCAGGGGAAGAATATTTCCCGGAAATGAAAAAAGCCGGCTTTTTCGTGCGGGATATCCCGCAGTATTTTTATGTGAAGTCGAATGGTTTCCGGCATATCGAGAAAGCGGCAAAGGATGGACGATTGTATTACATGCACTCCGAGGCGTATGAGTATTGCGTCTCAAACGTTCGGGCAGTCGAAAAAACGGACGATGCTGTGCAATATGAGAAGATCCGTCCCACGCAAAGAATAGACCTGTTTGATGCATCTGTATTTGCGTGCGTTGCCATGATGGAAGACGCCGAAAAACAGAAGAAAGCGGCGCAATGGTGGGGAGAATGAGTGTTTTATCAAGAATAAAAAGACTATTTAACAAACGGGACAGCGCCGGTTCTGTAGGCATATGGCTGCAGGACGGAGATATCGAGTGCCCCGGGTATACGTCCCTGGACAAAAACCCGGAAATCATGACAGCCTGCAGGCGGATCGCGTCGCTGATCGGAGCTGTAACCATCTACCTGATGAACAACACGGAAGACGGTGATAAACGGATCGTGAATGAATTGTCCCGGAAGATTGACATAGATCCCATGCCAAACATGACGCGCTCCACTTGGATGGAGGGCATTGTGATGAACATGCTGCTGTACGGCAGGGGGAATGCCATAGTTGTACCGCACACGTGGCAGGGACTGCTGCAGAGCTTGGAGCCGATCAGTGCGAGTCGTGTGGGCTTTGTGCCGATTGGATACAGGGATTACAGCGTCACGATAGACGGCAGAGAACGCAGCTCCGACAGCGTCCTTCATTTCGTTTTCAATCCGGACAAAAACTATCTTTGGAAGGGGCAGGGGGTAACCACTTGCCTGCGGGATCTGGCGGATACTTTGAAGCAGGCATCTGCCACAAGCAAGGCTTTTATGAAGTCGGAATACAAGCCGTCGTTGATCGTCAAGGTTGACGCCATGGTCGATGAATTCTCTTCTCCGGCCGGCAGGCAGAAAATAATTGACGACTATCTCAAGCCCGCACAGAGGGGAGCGCCCTGGATCATCCCGGCGGATCAGCTCTCTGTTGAGCAGGTCAGGCCGCTGTCGCTGGCGGACCTGGCGATCAACGATTCGGTAATGCTTGATAAAAAGATGATAGCCGCAATCCTCGGGGTGCCGCCGTACCTGATCGGGGCAGGTGAGTACAAACGCGAGGAGTGGAATGCATTTATTCAGAGCACTGTCATGACGATCTGCAAGTCCATTGCCAGCGAGATGACAAAGAAGCTGATCATCAAACCGGAATGGTATCTGCAGTTCAATGTCTGGAGCCTGATCGATTATGACCTGAAAACCGTGTCCGATGTCCTGCTTTCCGGCTCTGACCGAGGGTATGTCAACGGCGACGAGTGGCGGGACAGAATGCACATGAGTCCGGCCGGGCTGAAGGAATACAGGATACTGGAAAACTATATTCCGTTCGACATGAGCGGCATGCAAAAGAAGCTGGTGCAAAATGAAGATTAAAATCGGCTGTGACCAGGCAAAGTTCAGAGAAGACATGAGGATCATCTGCAAAAGGGTAAACGATCTGTGTGGCCATCAAAGATATATGCCCTGTAAAGGATGGTGTGTACTGACGGACGGGGCAAAGGATTGCCCGATCAGGAAGGAGCAGAAGGCATGAGAGACATGAGGCAGGTACGAAGCGTACCCACAGAATTTCAAACGAGGGAAGACGGCGAGACCTTATCGATCGAGGGGTACTTTGCTGTTTTTAATAGCAACTATGAGATCGCGCCCGGCATGAGTGAAAGCATTGCACAGGGAGCATTTTCACGGACAATTTCAGGCGATATCCGCGCCCTGATCAACCATGACACCACACTGGTGCTTGGAAGAACGAAGGCCAACACGTTACAGCTGCGCGAGGATGCACACGGTCTGTGGGGACATATCGACATCAATCCGAACGATGGCGATGCAATGAACCTGTATGAGCGTGTGAAACGTGGCGATGTTGACCAGTGTTCTTTCGGGTTTGACATCCGTTCCGAAGATACCGACATCAACGAGGACGGAAGCGTTCACTGGACGATCAAAGATGTGGATCTCTATGAAGTGTCCTGCTGTACTTTCCCGGCATACGAAACAACGAATATTTCCGCCAGAACAGCACAGCGCGATGACATCCGGAAGCGTGAGATGCAGGCGTGGCGGGAGAAAATGAAAGGAGTATTACATGGCACTGAAGGTACTGATGCTTCGTAAAAAGCTGAACGATGCCAGAAAAGCACTGGATGCCCTGAGGGCAAAAGACGCTGAATTCACCACCAGGGAAACAGAGCTGGAGAAGAGCATCGAAGAGGCACAGTCCGATGAGGAGCGGACGGCTGTCGAGGAAGAGATTGAAACCTTCACGACAGAGAAGGCAACCCACGAAACGGAAAAAGGAGACCTGGAGAGGCAGATCGAAGAGCTGGAGAGTGATCTGGCAGCAGAAGAAGCCGCCCAGGCAACAGATCCGGAAAATAAACCGGAAGAAAGAGAGGAAAAAACTGATATGCATACCAGAAGCAGAATTTTCGCCGGAATGACCTCTGAGCAGAGGACGGCAATGTTTACCAGAGATGATGTCAAAGCATGGATCGGAGAGATCCGGGCACACATCAAGGAGAAGAGGGAGCTGACGAATGTCGGCCTGACGATCCCGGAAGTTTTTCTCGGAGTGCTGCGTCAGAATATCGAGAATTATTCAAAGCTGCTGAAGCATGTGACATCAAAACCGATCGCCGGGGATGGCCGTCTGGTGGTACAGGGCAGTGTCCTGGAAGGAATCTGGACGGAGTGCTGCGCGAACCTGAACGAGATGGCGCTGGGCTTCAACGATGTTGAAGTGGACTGCTACAAGGTCGGCGGCTATTTCAAGATCTGCAACGCCACACTGGAAGATTCCGACATTGATCTGGCGGGTGATGTGCTGACAGCAATCGGCCAGGGCATCGGCCTCGCGCTTGACAAAGCGATCCTCTACGGCAAAAACACTGCGGGGCACAGCAAAATGCCGCTCGGCATCGTGTCAAGACTTGCGCAGACTTCCCAGCCGGAAAACTATCCCCCGACTGCAAGACCGTGGGCAGATCTGCACACCACAAACATCCTTACGATCAGCAACAGCGTTACGGGTGTTACCCTGTTCCAGACGATCCTGCTGGATGACGGCGTAGTCTCTGACAAATATGCCACCAAGGAAAGCGTATGGGTCATGAACAAGACCACATACAACTTTATGAAGGCGCAGGGGCTGAGCATCAATGCTGCCGGCGCGATCGTGTCAGGAATGGAAGGCACCATGCCGGTCGTGGGCGGTAAAGTGGAGACGCTGGACTTTGTCCCGAACTATGTGATCATCGGAGGCCATTTCGAGAACTATCTGCTTGCAGAAAGAGCGGGCAGCAAGTTCGCACAGTCCGAGCATGCTTTCTTCCTGCAGGACCAGACGGCATTCAAGGGCACTGCACGCTATGACGGACAGCCGGTGATCCCGGAAGCATTCGTCGTGATCGGTATCAACGGGGTGACGCCGGATGCAGACATGGATTTCGCGGCTGACAACGCCAACACTCCGGATGCTGTGATCCTGAACGCATCTGCAGTATCTGTGCAGGCTACCAAGACCGCAAATCTCAAGGCGACTGTTCTGGCTGCCGGCATTCCGATCGATGCGAATATCACGTGGTCTTCGTCTGACACCACGAAGGCAACGGTTTCCGATGGTAAAGTGACGGGCGTCGCGGCAGGCAGCGCGGTGATCACTGCGACAGCAGGATCCGCTTCTGCGGTCTGCAATGTGACGGTGACTTCATGAGCATAAAGGGGTGATCTTATGACGGACACGATCCTGCTGTCCTTAGTAAAAAGCAATCTGACAATCAGGGGCGGCACATGGGACACATATCTGTTAAACCTGATTGCCGTGTCGAAAAAAGAAATCACACGGGAAGGGATCACCCTCGATGTCGACAGCGTGGATGACTGCAACCTGGTTGTTATGTACACTGCATATTTGTACCGGAAACGTGCAGAAGACGTGGCAGCAATGCCGCGCATGCTCCGGTACGCCTTGAACAACCGGATTTTTTCGGAGAAAGGACAGACATGATCTTTGAAGGATTATTGAGCCTGTACTCTCTCCAGAATACGGCTGAAAAAGGACTGAAGCCAGCATACAAGCTTGTAAAGATCGGCGAGGAATACTACGGCAAGCGTGTAGTCGGATATAACCGACAGTACGCTGCGCTCGGTGCAAATCAGTCGATTGACAAATTGGTGCGGATCTGGCAGAGACCTGTGAGGGCCGGAGATTATGCGATCCTGGAAGACGGTGAGCAGTACCGGATCGATTTTGCACAGGACCTGACCGATGAAGACGGGCTTCCGGTCACGGATCTGACCCTGGCCAGACTGGAGAAATACTATGACGTTGCAGACGAAACTGAGGGCACTGTATGAGCCGTTCCGGGCACTGGACTGCCCGGTCTACCACTATCACCGCGCGGATCCGTCCGAGCGGTATGTAGTGTGGGCGGAAGATGGCGAAAACACATCCTTCCATGCTGACGGATCAAAACAGGAACAGCAGCTGACGGGCGTGGTTGACTTCTACACGAAGACGGAATTTGACACCATTGCGGACGATATCCAGGGCATCCTGGTTTCAGAGCACATTGGATGGCATCTGGACTCCGTCCAGTATGAGGAGGAGACGGGCCTGATCCACTTTCAGTGGAGGTGGTATCTTGGCTAAGCTGAAATTCAAGGGCCTGGAGGAATACGAAGGAAAGCTTTTAAAGCTTGAAAGCATTTCAAAGGAATGCATCGGCAGGGCTATTTATGAAGGTGCAGGAGAGATTGCAAATGCAGTCAAGGCCAACATTGAAACACTGCCAATTGATACCCGGCATGTCAGAAACGGTGAATTGTTAAACGGGATCACTGAGACACAAAAGCAGGGATTGCGTGATGGATTTGGTATTGCACCGATGCAGAACGATAACGGCTATATGCACGTTAAACTTGGTTTTGACGGATACAACGGACAGAAAACAAGAAAATACCCGAATGGTCAGCCCAATGTGGTGATTGCCAGATCGGTCAATTCTGGTTCTTCTTTCCGTCAGCGAATCCCGTTTGTAGACAACGCAGTCAACGCACACAAAGCGGCGGCAGAACAAAAAATGAAAGATGAATTTGATAAAGCGCTGAAAGAGCGTTTTTGAAAGGAGTAAAGAATGGCGGCAGGAAAGGTTAAAACAGGTTATTCCCTTCCGTATGTGGCAAAGTATGCTGCAACTGGTGGGACTGTATCATATTCGGACGGCATGAGACTGGCAAGGGGCGTTGAAGCGTCCTATGATATCGAGTCATCCGATGATAACAATTTTTATGCTGATAATATCGAAGCGGAGAGCGATTCCGGCACGTTCCAGAGCGGCACGCTCAACCTGACCGTTGACGGTCTGCTGATGGAAGCCGAAAGGCTGATCATGGGACTTCCTGCGGCGGTTGATGGCCTTGTTGCTTACGGTGATGATCAGGTTATCCCGGAGTGCGGAGTTGGTTTCATTTACCGTTTCCAGTCTGCCGGTGTTGTGTCATACACTCCGGTAATTTTCCCTCGTGTCCAGTTTGACCAGATCGCAGAGAGCGGCGCAACGCAGGAAGATGCCATTGACTGGCAGACCCAGGAACTGACCGCAACGATCAAGAGGGCAGAGGATGCAAAAAGGAATTGGAAGTATGTCGGCGAGTCTGTCGCAACGGAAGCGGCGGCTGAAGCTGTCATTACTGAATTCCTTGGGATGTAACGAAAGGAACAAACCATGAAGATAAACGGGAAAGAAATCGGATTTGAATATACTATCGGCGCATTCTGTGATTTCTCAGATTACTGCGCTTCAAATCCTGAGGTGTCAATGGCCCGTGCGCAGATGTATAAGGCTCTGTTTATGAACAGGGCCTATACAGAAACGCATGAGGGTGCGGAAGCAATCACGATTGACGAAATCATGCATTTATCGCAGGGCGATTATGCGGCGTTAATGGACGCAATCAAGAAAGCGGAAGAAACCGGGAAAATAAGGACGGTCGAAACCGTTGACACCAAAAAAAACAAAAACAGATCAACATCGATCTAAATAGGTCATGGTTCATATATTACGGTCATTCGATGGGGATGAGCCGCAAAGAAACGTTACAGACAAGATACGGTGAATTCATGGATCAGATGGCGTGTGATGCGATCACGAAAGGCACAGCCAGTTATAAACGCCAACGCAAGCGGATGGGGTTTGATGATCTGTTGAAAGTAAGGTGATTTAATGGCGGTAAACATAGGGCCTCGCATCGGTATTGATGGAGAAAAAGAATACCGGAAACAGATAAATGATCTGATTACTCAGCAGAAAACCTTTTCCGCACAGATGAAGGAACTGGAATCATCTTTTGACGATAACACTTCAGCAATGGAGCGTAACCGGAAAAAAGGTGAACTGCTGGAACAGCAGATTGAAAACCAAGAAAAACAAGTTGAAGAACTTGAAAAGGGACTGAAAGCCGCATCTGAAAAGTACGGTGATAATGCTACGGAAACCAATAAATGGAAACAGGCGGTTTCTAATGCCAAGACCGAACTGAACAAGATGAAAAAGTCCCTTAACGACATCCCCAAGCCGATTCAGCAGATCGGGAAGTCAATGCAGGAAACCGGCAAGAAGATCACTTCTTTCGGTGAGTCGTTCACAAAAAAGGTGAGTGCACCAGTGGCGGCACTGGCAGGGGTATCGATAGCGGCGTTTAACGAAGTTGACGCAGGACTTGATACAGTAACCGTCAAGACCGGCGCAACCGGCAAAGAACTTGAAAGCCTTCAGACATCTGTTAAAAACCTTGCTGGATCAATCCCGACAGATTTCGCAACGGCAGGAGATGCCATTGGCGAGGTCAACACACGTTTTGGACTGACCGGGCAGGAACTTGAAGATTTGTCAGGCAAGTTCGTAAAGTTCGCGGAATTAAACAGAACTGATGTTTCAAGTTCAGTTGACAAAGTTCAAAAGCTGATGTCTGCGTTTGGTGTTGAAACTAAGGACGCAGGAAAGGTTCTTGACGCACTGAATAAGACCGGGCAAAACACCGGCATATCAATGGACACGCTTGAATCGTCCATGATTAAGAATTCAACGGCTTTAAAAAATATGGGTATGGATGCCTATACAGCCGCTGATTTCATCGGACGCGTGGAAACATCAGGTGCAAATGTTGAAGATGTCATGAAGGGTATGTCAACGGCCCTTCAAAACGCATCTGAAGACGGGAAGACGTTGCCTGAAGCACTGGGAGAGTTCCAGACGGTTATGAATTCGACCGCTTCCGATCAGGAAAAGCTGAATGCGGCAATGGAACTGTTCGGGAAAAAAGCTGGCAAAGCAATTTATGATGCCTGCAAAGAAGGCTCCTTGTCGTTTGAGTCTTTGGCTACGGATGCGTCTGATTATCTTGGTTCGGTTGAAACGACCTTTGAAAATACCCTTGATGCGCCTGACAAGATGAAGGTTGCCCTTAACAACTTGAAGATTGCCGGGTCCGATTTGGGCGGCACGCTTCTGGAAATTGCAACCCCAGGCATCGAAAAACTGACAGAAGTTGCAGAAGCGGCACGGAGCGGATTTGAAAGTCTGACAGAAGAACAGCAGAACATGGTCGGATATGTGACGGTTGCGCTTGCGGTTGGTGGGCCTGCCGTCATGGCTGTCGGGAATTTGGTTACGGCAGCCGGGGAGGTCGTTGAGGCGTTCCAGAAAATACCCGGCGCGGCAGGGAAGATTGCAGGGGTGGCGCTTCCGGTCGGTATTGCCATCGGAACATTTGCGCTGTTAAAAGCCGGGATTGATGCGGCGCATCAGGAAGCAATCGACAGTGTTGATGGTCTTTCGCAGATGCTTGCGGACACAGCAGAAGCGACAAGCACGTTAAACAGTGCAACCGGTGATCTTAAAAAGGTCATGTCTGAGACATCGCAGAACATTGATGATATCAACAGCAAAGCGGCTGTTGCCAGTGATCTGGTTGATGAACTGTATGACCTTGATGCTGTTACCAGTAAGACAACCGCACAGCAGAAGCGCATGCGCACGATTGTCGGTGAACTGAACGCCATGTATCCGGGCCTTGCCCTTGCAATCGATGATACAACCGGATCACTGACCAAGGGCAAAAAAGAGGTCAAGAATTACGTCGATGAAGCGAAGAAGGTAGCGCTTCTGGAAGCGTACACGACCGGAGCAAAAACGGCATTCGAAAAACTGGCATCAACGCAAAAAGAATTGCACGATGCCCAAAATCAGCAGAAGGCCGGGCTCGAGACACTAACAACGGCATATCATGCATATTTCGAAGCGTTGGAAGCTGCCCCGGTAGATGCCCAGACGGGACAGAAACTTTATACGGAAGAAGTTCAAAAAGCAGAAACCGCATACCTTGCGGCGAAAGATGCGCAACTTGAACTGAATGGGGCTGTGCACGATGCAGAAGATGCCATTGCAGACGCTGAAGAAGAATGCGCCTACTATACCGAGCAGCAGGAAGAACTGTCGGGCGCAACAGAAGAAAGCACCGGGGCAACGGAAAACCATACCGAAGCCGTGAAAGCCGAAACGGTTGCAGTCAATGAAAGTTCGTCAGCACTTGCAGGACGGGCGGCAGAACTGAGCAAAGATGTTGCAACTGCCGTCAGCAAGATCGGGGAAGAAATAGGCGCATGGGATGACCTTTATCAGTCCACAAGGGAATCGATTGAGGGCCAGATCAAACTTTTCGAAGAATGGGATCAGTCTACAGAATTAACAGCATCAAAGATGCTTGCAAATCTGCAAAGTCAGACGGTCGGGATGACGAACTATGCTAGCAATATGCAAAGGCTTTCAAGCGAAGCAGTAAAGTCATCTGATCCGAATTTCAAGGCACTTGTTAAAGCTATTGCGGACATGGGCGTTGATGGTGCGGCAGAAGCACAGCTTCTTGTTGACGCACTGGATAATGACAAAGAACTGTTTAACAACATCCTGTCAGAATTTGGCGCAAACAATTCGGCGAAAGACAACCTTGCAGAGGTATTAACCTATGTTGAAGGCGATTTTAAGAGCCGGACGGAGGTGGCAATGGCAGGGGTAGCAAATGCTATCAATACGCTCGGTCATACTCAGGGATGGACAAGCCTGACAGCATCCGCAAAAGCGGCTTTCGCAACCGTCAAGAAGGAAATGCAAAACCACCTGACCGTTTCCCAGAGAACAGGCGCACAGACTAAAACATATCTTGAAAGTGGATATGCAACATTGCCATTTACGGCGGCGCAGGCATCGCAACAGGCCAGAACATCAACTGAGACAACGATCAACGGTATGAAACTTGAGCCGAAGGTCAACAAGGTCAATGTTCCGTCAACTGTAACGGCGGAAGCCAAGAGCACGATAACAAGCGGTGTCGACAATATACACGGCCAGATTTCAAAAGTAGATGGCGCAAGAGCGGCGGCGCAGGCGGCGGCAAGTGATGCGTCAAACGGTCTGACGGTCAAGGCGAAAATGGAGATTACAGACGCAAATTCAGCGGCGGCAAATGCGGCGGCAACTATTCGCAACTGGTTTGCAAACAATCCAATCACAACGATTGTCAGGGCGGTTGCAAGCGCAACGAAACACGCTGAAGGTGGCTTTACCAACAAAGAACAGCTTTCATGGCTGTCAGAAGGCGATAAACCAGAGGTTGTAATTCCTTTGTCCGCTTCGCAAAGGTCAAACGCTTTGGAACTGTACGAACAGACCGGGGCGATCCTGGGCGTACAGAAGGCAAGCGCACCGCATGAGTCTGTTTCTGTACCGTCAACAACGCACCAGAACGGCACAAATGGCGGCTCAGTTATTGACATGGGGGAAATGATGGGCATGGTTGCGTCAGCGGCAAAACGGGGCATGGAGAGCGCCGACATCCGCATATACTGGGATAACCGAGAAGCCGGGCGCATCATGAAAAATATGGGGGTTCAGTTCGTATGATCCTATATTATAAATCATCAAACGGGCAGGAATTCAACCTGAAGGTTGGGCATCTACGGATGAGGACGGCAGACTTTCATACATACGGATGGACTCCGCAAGCTGTTTCCCAACAGTTCGGTGAGCGGCCTTACAGGTTTGACAAATCTGCGATAACTTACAGTGCGCAGCTTTCCGTATTCGGAACAATGGATGAGCGGCGGCAGTATCTGAACCTGCTGCACGCCGCTTTTGATCATGATATCTACAGCATGACACCGGGCAAGATCATCCACGGCGAATATGAGATTGACTGTTATATCACCATGTCAAGCACACATTTTGAGAATCCGTTTATTTACAATGATTTAAATATTTACTGTCCATATCCGGCATGGAAACGGGAAAGAAAATATGAATTGAAATACACGGAGAACGAGAAAAACGAATACCCGTATTTAGATTATATGTATGGGTATATGTATGATTACAAGGCCACATTGCCCGGATATGCGCAACTGGTAAACGGCGGCGAAGCACCGGCGAACTATAAGCTTGTGATTTATGGGGCAGCCGCAAATCCGGTGGTTTATATTGACGGCGTGCCGGTCGGGATCACAGGATATTTAACAGAAACGGAACGTGTTGAAATATCATCGATCAATAAAACGGTCATGATATACGGGGCGGTTAACAGAAACGCATTCAATCAACGGATTAAGTCCGACAAATCCATTTTCGACCGCATCCCGGCAGGGGCGCATGAAGTGGCGTGGAATGGTGCTTTTGACGCTGACCTGTATCTGTACGAAGAAAGGAGCGAACCATTATGGATTTAATCCTCACTTCTGCAAACGGCGTTGAAGAATGTGTGCTTGATTATGATTTTGATCTGGATATCGGTGATAGTAACGATTTTCAGATCAGTTTATCATATGGAACTTGGGACGAACGTATACAGATCGGGAAAATGATTTATATACCCGGTACAGAATATGGCGGCATTATCAAAAGGATCGAGAGTGCGACCAACACGGGAAACATTCTGTTGAAGGGGTATACATGGCGTGGATATCTGGCGCACAGAATTATCGTGCCGCCTGCCGGTCAGGATTATATGACTGTTGCCGGTGAACTTAATGATGTGATAACAGGCCTTGTATCAATACCGCTTTTTCGTGTGTCTGATGCTAACACCGGCATGACGGTAAGTTACCGTTTCAAACGTTACGCAGACGCAGCAAGCGGAATTGAAGCGATGCTTGAAAGTGTCGGCTATAGGCTTGATATTAAGTATATACAGACAGAATCGTCAGGATATGTTTTGCTTCAGGCTGTTCCGGTTTCCAACTATGGAGATGTGTTTTCACAGGATTCTATGATTGACTTTTCAAGTGTGGATAATCAGATGGGGGTCAACCACCTGATCTGCTTGGGAAAAGGCGAACTTAAAGACCGCCTTGTTGTGCATCTGTATACAGATGCTGACGGCAATGTATCACAAACCCAGACATTCACCGGAATTGATGAGATTGTTGCAACATTTGAAAACAGCGGTGCGGAAATTGATACGCTGATTGAAACGGGCACGAAGCGATTGAATGAAATCAAATCATCAAAGTCGTTTGCACCTGACCTGAAAGATATAAACAGTGAACTGTATCTGGGGGACATTGTCAGCGGCAGGGATTTCATAACCGGCAACCACGTAACCAAACCAATAGTTAACAAGATTGTAAACCGCACAAGTGGGATCATGTCGTATGCCTACAAAATAGAGGGACAAAAATGAGGATTATAACAGGATACACAGGCAGGGCGCATATAAGATCAAAAGACGATCAAGGGCGCAATCTGGGGACATACGGGGCAGGGAATTATATCCTGGATGCCGGACAGAAATTCAGCGCAATGCTTTCTGATGCGACAACAGTTGAAATCATGGACGGAGAAGGTATGCTTCAGGGCGTACATTTCAGGATTGATCCGTTTACGGCTGACACGGTTAACATTGCCCCGGGAACGCAGGGATTTAACAGAATAGATTTGATCTGCGCCAGATATACGATGGACACGCAAACAGCTGTTGAGAGCGTTGATCTGGTGGTTATTCAGGGCACACCGTCAAGCGGCACACCGGCAGAGCCGCCATATAACAACGGAGACATTAGAAACGGATCATCAACGGCAGACATGCCACTTTATAGAGTCACTCTTTCCGGGGTGTCTCCGACACTGACACGGGTTGCGAAGATCGAAGGCATCCACAGAAGCTCCTTGCTTTGGGAGAGCGTTGCAACTACCGGAAGCACACTAACGGTTGATCTTGATCTGTCGGAATACGACTACATTGATGTTGAATACTGGTACTCATCGGCTTCTGGAACTGCCCCGGCAGTCCAGCGGCATCCTGTCGGTAAAACGACAAAGGCATTTGCGGTCGGCATGGGAACGGCAATCTCCATGTTCACAAGAGATGTTGCTGTGTCACAGAACAATGTGGTGTTTGGGGCAATTACATATGCCAGATATTATGATGGTGCATGGTCGCTTGGAGCGGAAACGATGAATCTGCTCCCGGTCAAGATTTACGGCGTTGCGTATTGAGGTGATTATAAATGATTACAGAAACAGTTAAGATATCCTTTGTGCGGCAGACAGTGCCGCATATCGTCAACGCTGTTCAGGGTGACAGCGGAAGGGTTGTTATCTTTGAACCCGATGATTTCGTCATTCCTGAAGGTGCGACAGCAACGTATTACGTTGAAAAAACGGATGGTGAAGCGGTATATAACACCGCCACTATTGACGGCAATAAGATTACTGTGCCTTTTACGGCGCAGGCCCTTGCGGCATCCGGGGATAACAACGGTCAGGTCAGGATCGAACTGAATGGCGAGTATGTAACATCTTTTGCGTTCCTGCTTCGCGTCCTGCCATTTTACGGGATCGATGCAATCGAGTCAGACACGGAAATAAACATCTTTGATAAAGCTGTTGAAGAAGCGACCGAGCAGATCCGGGACTCTGCAGAAGAAGTAGCCCAGGAAGTTATTGATTCCATCCCGGCAGACTATACCGCTCTAACGACTGAGGTGACTGATTTAAAAGCTGATTTTAATGGTTTGGGGTTGTCTGTTGTAAATGGCGTATTATGCGTCACATATACGGAATAAGGAGGCTGTTATGAGTGAAATTACAAAACCTATAGTGCTTGACGAGACTTTTCAGGCATTAAACCACCTGATTTCTCACCAAAATGCCGCCATTGACCTTCTTGCGTCTGATAAGCGTACTGAACTTGTCACAAACGTAATGGAAGTGGCACTTCTGGCAAAGAATGGCGAATTGCTTGAAGTTATGGACTACGGTGATGAAATTCATCCTGAATGGGTGGACGGCGAAACACACTATAATCCGGCCATGAATCTGTGCCATGAGTCGGATGAATTGCTTGAAGACGGCGAAACAATTCACGGATGCTTTTTTGAATGGGATAAAACGCTTCCGTTTGGAACACAGTTTTCGCACCAGAGAGCAATAACGTCCCCGATGTACAAGGTTACTTCTGCGCTTTCTGCAGGTACATATAACTTTAAAGATGAGACTGCATATTATCTTAACTTCACACTTCCCACAGGTGGCGTACCTGTTGGGTACTGGCTTGGATATACAGGGTCTGAGATTTGCATATATGATACAAACGGAAGATACGTGAGCAAGGTGCCCGCAAACGCTTCTTCTAGTAAACGCGGTATGGCACTTGGAATGATACCGAGTTTTGCACCGGGGACTTATTATTTTACATTCGCTGAATCTTGGAGTGGGAATGTTGTCGCAAATGATATCGTCAGCTTCACCCTGCCTACTACAGTTTTTTTTGGCGACAGGATATGTGGGTGTTATGGCGCACCTGATCAGGAAAAAGCAAACTGGAAGATTTATATCGTAACCAACGGTGGGAAAACCATTGGCGAAGCCATTCCTACTGGTTCAACCGCTTCTGGGACAAATCTTGGTGTAATGCAGGGACAGGCAAGGACAGCATCTGGCAGTTACTTTTTGAACTGCATTCAGGAAGTTGCTTACGGTTACAACCGTTGGATGTTCTCTGCACTCAGACAATACCTGAACAGCGATGCAGGTGTTGGTGCGTGGTGGGAAGCTTCTGATGCTCTCGATGTTCGCCCGGATTACTTGGCTTCAAAACCCGGCTTTCTTGCTGGGTACGCTGAGGATGTTAAGAAGTATTTCAAACCCATCAAGGTTGTTACGGTTACTCAAAATGCGGACGGAAATGCCCTCGACATTACTTATGATCGTGTGTTCCTGTCTTCTCTGGAGCAGATGTACTGTGAACCGGATTTTGCAGGAAAGGAGGGGGAGTACTGGGAGTACTATAAACGCTTGCTTGGAAGGACAACCCCTGCGCCGACATCACAGACATACCCGAGGCTGATCAAATATGCCCTTAATGCGCCAACGAGTGCGCAGCTTTGTTTCCGCCGGTCTATGTACCGCCACAACGCGGCCTACATATGGTATAGCGGAACGAACGGCAGTGTGTATCCGGTGTACGCTAGCTATGTCCATAGGTGCGCTCCGGGCGTGTTTTTATCCGAATAATCGGGGCAAAACATTATATATATCGTTTGAACAGGTGGTACGAAAGCCTGTGGAAAGGTCATGACAATGAAAAAAGATAGCATTATCACAAAACACATAGCCAATATTGGTGAACGCAAAGACATCGAAAATGCGATTGCAGGACAGATAAAACGTGATGCAGTACTTGATTATATTGTTGCTTGCGATTACCCGGAAGTCTTTGAAGATGACGAGGAGGGTTTTGAGTTATGAATAAGATCTATGAAATGGCAAAAAAGAACTATCCTGATTTGTGGAACATTGATATGCTCCGCAACCTTGTGGCGAAAGGCAGGATCACGCAGGAGCAGTTCAAGGAAATCACAGGGGAAGATTATGATGGATAAAGACATTGAAAGCAGAATTTAAAGCAGAACTATAAAATACAGTGGTAATTCGGTGGCGGAATAGGTAGACGCTTATAAGGTAAGCCCCAGTATAATCCGAACCGTCTGGTAGTCCACAGAGGCTATTAGGGCATGCAAGGTGCAAATCCTTGCCCGAATTACTACCTTAAAGATGCGAAAGTTCAAGCGTCGTACAACAAATACATAGCATGAATATAGCATTTGCTATAGCAACCAGGGGTCCTTCGGGACCCTTTTCTAATGTTTCTCATGGGAGGGCATGACATCATGGAGATTCTGAACTACATAGGTGCGCACTGGGTGGAATGGCTTTTTGCGGTCTGTCTCGCTGCGCTGACCCTTGCGTGGCGGACAGTTATGGCAAGGCTAAAGGAAGAACAGAAGAAAAACGAGGCGATCGCGGAGGGGGTACAGAGTCTTCTCCGCGAGTCAATCGTGAGTAACTATAACAGGTATCACGACAAAGGCTTCTGTCCGATCTACGCAAAAGAGTCGATCAAGAAAGTCTATGAGAGCTATCATAATCTGGGAGGAAATGACGTAGCGACCGGACTGTATAAACAGCTCTTGGAGATGCCACCGGAACCGAAGAAGGAGGGAGAGCATGCAACCTGATATCATCGCAACAGTCGCAGCCATCACAGTGATCTGCTATCTGGCAGGAATGGCATGTAAGGCCACAGGCAAGATTGACAAATGGATTCCGGTCATTGTCGGCGTTGTTGGCGGGATCCTCGGCGTGGTGGGGTGGAAGACCATCACCGGCTTTCCGGCAGAGGATATCCTGAACGCCATCGCTGTCGGTATTGCTTCCGGCCTTGCCAGCACCGGGGTCAACCAGATCGTAAAGCAGCTGTCGCAGGAATAATGCTGAATTATGTAGTTACTACATTTACTATAGTGGTTTAAAGGAGGGACAAGCGCGTCTCTCCTTTTTTGATTTGGAGGGATTTTATGATAAAGATACAGGAGTGCCCGACAAACAACAACAGCTATGATACAAATGAGCCGTATGCGATCGTGTTCCATAATACTGATAATTACAACAAGACTGCCGATGCAAAGGCACATGCAGCAGGACTCCGGGATGGATACATGAAGGGGATGTCCTGGCATGTGGTGGTTGATGACAAGGAGGCGTATCACTGTATCCCGTATAAGCGCGGAGCCTGGCATGTTGGCGTGAATTACGGAGGGCAGCTCTTCGGTAAGATCCATAACCGGAATTCCATATGCGTCGAGATGTGTGTCAATGCCGGGTACGATTATGAGAAGGCATTCCTCAACAGTGTTGACGTCGTCAAGCAGCTCATGGCCATGTTTAATATTCCGGCGGAAAGAGTGTACAGCCACTATGATGTCTGCGGGAAGAACTGCCCGTCACAGGTACGTGCCCGCGGCGACTGGGAACGGTTCAAAAGGCTGATCGGATCTAAGGAAACAGATTATGCAGTTTCTGCAGAAGTACAGGTAGAACAGCTGTACCGTGTACGGTTAACGTGGGCCGATGCCGAGAGCCAGACGAATGCATTCAGAAACCTTGATCTGGCCAAGGCAGATGCCGACAGACATCCCGGGTATTCCGTATTCGATCCTGACGGAAAAGTCATATATACTTCCGCAAAACAGGGAGAATCATACACGCCGGCGGAATGGATTGCGATGATCGCCCCGATCGTGCAGGATCTGGCCAGGATTTACAAGATTTTGCCCTCAGTAATTATTGCACAGACTGCATTGGAAACCGGCTGGGGATCCACGGACCTGACACGGCGTTATAACATCGTCGGGATGAAGGCGGATCTGATCAACGGATCATGGAAGCAGTACACCACATGGAGCGGGGAGATTTACCGGAAGCAGACTACAGAGTATGTCAATGGTAAACTGACCAGGCCGGATGATGACTTCCGTGTGTACCATTCATTCCGTGAGTGCCTGGAAGATTATGAGAATTTCCTGCTGCATGTCCAGAATGCTAAGGGATACAAGTACAGGCGCATTCAGGGCTGGACAGATCCGCTGAAAGTGATCAGTGAGATCCGGATCGGAACCGGGACAAACGAAAAGCCGGAGGGTTACTTTACGGATCCGAATTATGTTACCAAGATCATGAACCTGATCAACAGTTATGATCTAACGAAGTACGATGCAGTGATGGGCGAGGACGTCACAGCCCAGCAGCCGGAACCGGACACTACCACAGAACCGACCGGGACGATCTACCGTGTACAGCTCGGGGCGTACAAGACCAATGGCAACGCCAAGGCCTCTGCCTCCGCTACGACCGCCAGAACAGGGCTGTCCTGCTTCTATGAGTATGAGGCAGATAAGTTATACCATGTTTACTGCGGATCCTTTTCCGACCGTGCAAATGCTGATCAGCGGGTGCGCCAGCTCTCCGCGATGGGCGTGTCATGCCTGGTAAAGGAGGTGGGCTGATGGTGACAGCGAAAGACCTGGTTAACTCCATGAAGCATTTAAATACGGTCATGAAGAAGGACAACAAAGCCGGTCACCAATGGAGATACTACAACGGCAAGCGGTCGAAATCTACCTTTGAAGCGACGCGCAAGGCCGGACTGTACATCACCAACTGCATGGGCGGCGTGGCCTTTGCGTGTAAGTACGCAGGGGTACCGGCTTTCGCACTCCAGTGGTATGGCGGCATGGACAAGATCGTTTGGCTCAGTGATCATGCCAAGGAAAACGCACACAAGTATTTCGACGTCTACCGGATAAAGCGCACCGTCCGTGAATGCGTCAAAAAGGGCATCCTGCAGCCGGGCGACCTGGTTACGTATCGGAGCATGTCACATACCAATGCGTACTACGGGAACAACAAGTCTTTTGACGCCGGGCACGCGTTTTGCCACGGATCGGGCGAGGGGGCACCGTACTACAAGTGGATCGGGACGACTCCGTACAAGGGCTATCATATTGCCTACATCTTCCGCCTCAAGGGTGATTATGCTTATCGCGTACAGGTCGGAGCGTATAACAAAAAGGCCAATGCCGACAAGAGAGTGGCGGAGGTCGCCCAGGAGTCTGGGTTCGGGTGCTTTGTCGAGCAGACGGATGGATATAGAGTGTACTGTGGGAGCTTCAAGAACTTCCAGAATGCCATTGACCGGATCGATGATCTGGAGCGGGCAGGAATTAAGGAAGGGTTTATTATATCCATTTAGACACACAAGTCGTGTCATATTTCGTGTCATACTTTCATCAAAAATGCGTGATTTTGTCAAAAATATGTGATTTTATCAAATATACGTGACAGCGAAAAACCGCGTAGCTACAAGGATTTGCGGAAAATCCAGTAGTTATGCGGTTTCTGTAAAAATGCCCTTAACCGGTTCGAATCCGGCATCCGGCTTGGTAAAACCCTCGTACTTACGGGGGTTTTTCTATTTCGTGTCATATTTCGTGTCATATATTTGCGAAAAGTGCTCGTTGGCCTTCTGCCCCATCTCCCTCGCCTTATCCTCAAGGGCATGTCTGTAGACCTGCTTAAGCACTCCGTCCGACGCCCACCCGCCCCTCTGCATGATGTATGCGTCCGGTATTCCCATGGCATGCTGTATGGACGCAGAATAGTGTCTCAGGTCGTGGAAGCGGCAGTTGAGGGATAATCTATGGGTGATGCGCTGAAAACGCCTTGTGAGGGCTGTAGGCGTCATCTCGACGATCCTGCCGGTCTTACCCTTCCATAACTTCGCTACAAAGTCAGGATAATCGATGTACCTGTCTCCGGCGTATGATTTCGGATGCCGGACGATCCAGTTGTCTGGGCCGTCTGCAATCATGTTTTCGCAGACGTGCACGATGTTTCCGGAAATGTTCTCCGCCCTGAGAGCGCAAATCTCGCCCCGGCGCATCGGACCGAAAGCCGCCAGAAGGATCGGAAGCTCCATCTCTTTGCCCCTGACATCCTCGATCAGGCGTTTGACGTCATCATCAACGGGGATATGATACTCGACACGCTGTCTTTGCGGTAGGGAGACAGATGGAGCAAAGCCGGGCCGGTATGCCTTCAACGTCGCCGTGATCAGACCGTTGATGTTGCGGACGGTTTTTGGGGAGTGATCGGCGGCTTCCAGATTGATAGCGCGCTGGATGTCTTCGGACGTGATCCGGTACAGTGGGACGGGCATCAGGCTCTGAACATGATGTGAGCGAGTGCATTTGTAGTCTTTGATTGTGTTTGGAGACAGGACAGACGAGCGGCTTTCAATGTACATGTCTACCGCATCGCCAAAAGTTATGTCCAGACGATCTGTCTTTTCGTTGGCGGCGTACTGGGCCGCGAGCATTTCTGCTTGTTTTTTCGTTGGAGCCGTAAATGATTTGTAGATCTTCTTTCCGGAGCTGTCAGTGTGAGAGAATACCCGCACCCTAAAGCTTCCAGAGGGCAGTTTTCTACCTGTCGCCATTAAAAATACCACCTTTCTTTGTATGGAAAAAGGTGATACAATGAGCATGTCTGATTGGTGCTCATTGCAACACCTCTGGCTGTCCGCTCATCCTGCTGCAACAGGGTGGGCGGAATTTTTTATCTGTGCCGTGCGATATAATCGAGGGCCGCCACGGTGTCGTCTTTGTATTTGACGGCATTGTCGAAGGCCCTGCCCTTCATCGGCTTTTTCATTATGGATATCGTGACCGTCGGCGTGTCCAAGCTGTCGAGCACAACAAGGATGTCCATGGAATGTGTGACGATCTTTGTGGTGCTGCCGCTTGATCTGGTCTTGAACAGGCTGATACTTCCGCTGACCCGGTCGCGCTGATTGTCCATGCGGACCTTGTAAGAGACAAGCTCGTTGAAATCGTGCCACTTGTCGCTCCCCATGAGTCCGCCGCCGCTCTTTTCGATCTGGAACCTGTTTTTCTTCTCATCAATCGTGATTGCTCCCAATTTCTTTGCCATGACTACCTCCATCGTGTGCATAAATCTCGATCAGATCCGCAGGGGTGCGGTTCTGAAAGTCAGCTCGGTTTATGTGCTTCAGTTCATGCCTGTACGCCTCCAACATAGCCTCACGGCTGATCCTGGCATTGATAAAAATGTTGTAGTCTCCGTTATTGTCGCGGACAGTATACCCGCGGATTGTCGTCGGAAGATTGACCATCTTTGTATAAATCTCATCCATCGGACCACCTCCTTCATCGCCTCTTCATTGTATCGAAGGAGGTGGTGAAAAATCACGCCAGCTCAACCGTTGTTCGTCATGCGGTCCATCAGATCTTTGACGAACTGGATGTCTTCTTTTTTAACCTTCCGGGACGCATCAAAAAGGATCTTATACTCTGGGTTGCGGAAAAGAAACTCCGCCAGCTCACGGGCCTCATCGTCGAGGTAGTACGGCGCAGGCTCTGGATCAGCGGTGTGTTCTTCGATCAGATCGGACTTCTCTATCCCTAAATAGTTTGCGATCAGCTCGACCTTGCCCATCCGCGGAAACTTCACCCCGTTTATCCAATTTGACACCGTGGAGAACGGTATGCCCAGATTACGCACGAGATCAGCGGGCTGTTTGTCATGCATCTGCAGTTGCTTTCTCAAATTCTCGCTAAAGACTTGCCTGAGTTTCTCTTCGCTCATCTCGTTTCCTCCATTTCCCCTCACCGCAATAATACAACAAAAGCGAAGTAAAGACAACAAAAAAGAAATTTAATTCACTTTTGGGGTTGACGCTTCGCTTTAAGAGTAGTAATATACAGACATGCGCGAGCGACAGAGGAGGTGATTGAATGAAGGTATCGCTCAAGGCGGCAAGAGTAAATGCTGAGTTAAAGCAGAGCGAAGTCGCTGAAATGCTGGGAACTAACGTGGATAGGGTTAAATATCTGGAGACAAAAGAGGGCAGTGCGCGGATCACATATGAAACGCTGTTGACCTTGTGCTCGATTTATCACTGTACTCCTGATGATATTTTTTTGCCTATCGACTACCCTAAAAGCGAAGTAGAGGAGTAATCCAAATGCCAAAAGTCAAAAGATTAGGCCGCGGGCCCGACCCCAGAGCAACCGCCGTGCTGTCTGAGATCGGCGGCGGAATGACTGCCCTGAAGATCACGCAGGGGGAGCTTGCGAGGCGGGCGGGGATAAACCGGCAGACGATGAGCAACAGGATGAGGGACATCGGAGAAATGAGACTGGCCGAACTATGGGCGATCCAGGATGTGATTGAGAGGGGATTGAGATGACTATAAGGGAGTATGGAGCAATTTGCACGGCTACGCTTGGGGCCATATTCGGCTTTGAGCTGATCTGGTCATTAACGACCATAGATGCCATTGAAGCAGCGTTCCTGGCACTGCTGATCGGAATACTGGCGGCAATTATTTACGCCGTGCTGACGGAGCCGAAGCCGGTAAAGGAGAGCAAGCCGGAGTACGAGTTCGCCACGGATTCGACCGGGCTGAACGTTCTGATCAGGAGGAAGGCGTCATGATGTCATTGTATGTAATTGCCCTCGCAGGCTTATGCATCAGGGCCGAGCCGTCCACAGATGCGCCAGTCGTGGCCGTCCTGCCCTTTGCATCGGAAGTGCAGGGAAATATGCAGGGAGAGTGGTTGGAGACGTCTGAGGGCTTTTTGAGCGCCGAATATCTCTCGAATGAGGATCCCCGCGGGGAATGCCTGGGAGAATGGCGGATCACTGCATATTACGAGACCGGAATGGCCACGGCCTCCGGTGAGTATCCCGAGGAGCATGTCACGGCGGCTCACAACGACCTGCCGTTTGGCACACAGCTCTACATCGAGGGCCTCGGTGTCTGGACAGTCGAGGATCGAGGCCCGGCATCCATGGGAACGCAGTGGTGTGACCTGTATCTGGGGGACTACCAGACATGCGTCGATTTTGGCGAGACAAGGAGGGACGTATGGATTATTCCAGACTGACAGGCCGCCCGCCGATAGCAGAGGAGCGCGAGGCCATGTACCTGCGCGGACTGGATCCGACACAGTGGCTGGTGCTTTGCAGGCTCAATGGGGTCATGGCGATCCGGCACAGGACCAACGTGACGGAGGTCAAGCAACTAAAAATGCCGTGACGCTTGGTGGCTCAAGCAATCACGGCGAAGGGATCGAATATGTGCATTATAGCACGGAAAGGAAGAGATGACAAAGGAGAGATTACTGCAGATTGCGGAATTAGTGTGTGACGCGAACACCCTTTTTGAAGAGCGCGGCATTAAAACATTCATCTCCGTAGAAGTCAGCCAGAGCCCGGAGCTTTGCATTTATGCCAATTGGAACGGGCACGACTACGAAAATCACTATAGATACAGGGCGAGCAGCCCCCTGCTTTCCGACAAGCTCGACCCGAGGTTTGATGCAGCGGAACACAGGATCAGAACATTGATGGAGGAGGCAGGGAGAGGATGAGCAGCGAGGATAAGATCGTAATGCCAGCCAAAAAACTTCGATATCTGCAGCCCGGGCAAACGTCGCTCGTGAAGGTATCACCAAAAGCGTATGACGCCTTAGTTGATTTAGCAAACGAGTCGGGACTCCCTTTAAGTAGGGTTGCAAGCGTGATCATTGAGCAGGCTACCGAAAAGAACCTTATTCAGATGGAAAGGAACGAAACGGATGAGCAAGATTAAAGCCATCATTAAGCGTCCGGATGAAATGTATGTGCCGTTTGACCTGGATTACTGGAAAAAATGGATTGAGATTTGAATTGACTCCCCAGTCATTCACATGGCGGAGCTGCGACCGCCTTAACAAAGGCAATGGGGACATAATCGGCGGCAAGCAGAATACCCCGAACCGCAAGAACACAAATGTTTGACCACGTGAAGGTTGGTGTTCGCTGAAAGCGTGGTCGTTTTAGGAGGTGATAGCACGCTTGATTACAATGTCATAGCCACAGGATCCACAGGGAACGCCGTGCGAATAGAAAGCATCATGATCGACTGCGGGATAGCATTCAACAAAATGAGGGACGACCTATACAAGGTAGACACATTGTTGATCACGCACAGTCATTCGGATCATATAAAACCGAGCACATTGGAGAAGATCCGGAAAGAGTTTCCCGCAATCACCGTATACGCCAACGCCGACGTTGCTTATCAGTTTGATGTGGATGTCGTCCTGGGGAGTACCCCGATAAAGCTCCGGAAAAGAAGAACGGTAATTCCGTTCCCAGGCGTTCACGACGTTCCCGTGACAGGGTACGTCATCCAGATGAAAAAACTGAACATCCTGTACATGACCGACACCGCAAAGGTAAATCCGCCAGAGGGGCTGGTGTTTGATTATTTGTTCCTGGAAAGCAATTTCGATGAACGAAAGTTAAAACAGGAGGCCAAGGCCTACAGACGCGGCGGATACGATCCATATCTGTCAGTCACCAGACATTTAAGCACCCAGAAATGTAAAGAATTCTATTACCTGAACAGACGAAACGAAGAAAGCAAACTAATCGAACTACATCAATCACATAGATTTTACTGAGGATTACACAAATGAACTTTGAAATCATCGAAAAGCGAAACGACATATCATACGAAGTCCCGTCCGTTACTTTTCCCGCATATCAGGAATATCTCGATAAGGCCCGGCAGATCTCCGACTACATTGGCGGCATAGATGTTTCCAACGAGAACATCAAAGAGGCAAAGAAAACCCTCGCGGATGCCCGGAAGCTCACAGACCGGCTCAGCGGGCTGCGGATCGGCATGAAGAAGGAGATCCTGAAGAATTACGCAGTTGTCGAGAGTCAGATAAAAGAAATAGTGGCTGTAGTGGACACGGCGGACAAAGAGCTGCGGGCGAAGGTTCACGAACTGGAGGACCTGGAGCGCGACGAAAAGAAAAAGACGCTGCAGGAGATATGGGATCTCCGCGTCGGGCAGTACGAGAATGTCAAAACCCATTTTCCGGACGGCTTTGATCGTTGGATGAAACCGGAATACCTGAACAAGACGGCTGCGATCTCCGCGACGGAAAAGCGGATGGTCGAATATCTGGAGAATGTTTCGACAGAACTGGATACTGCCGAAAGCATGGGGGATGACTACCTTGTTGAATACGTGCTCCGCGGGGATCTGTCTGCCGCAATTAGGGCGGTAAAGGCGAAAGAGACGATCAAGGAATCAATGAGTAAATATCAGGAACCTGAGGAAGAAACCGCGATTTTTGAAATCAGAGGAACCAAGGACATTAAATTAACCGAAATGCTGCTTACAGAAAACGAAATCGAATACATAAGGAGATAAACATGGAACTGAGAAAAGATCTTGAATTAGTGAACGTTGAGTATGAGAACGACAACAAAAAAGCGGTGCTTACTTTCCTGGACAGGGAGCGTAAGCAGGTGAGACCGGTCAACTTTAACAAGCAGTCCTACAAGGACAATAAATACTGCGACGATCCGGACAAGGCGGCCAAAGTGGACGAATGGTGTGAGGAGTACTTTCAGTGCTCATTCACTGATCTTCTGGAATGCGTCGGTCAGAAGAAGGATGTGTACTGCTACGACCGGTTTAATTCCCTCTGGGAGGTCGAACAGATCGAGAAATTCACGTCCGATATGGTCGGGCAGATTTACCAGACCGAGGTCAAAGAAATCACGGTCGACGATTATTTCATCCGGATCCGGTACGAGATCGAGGGCAAAACCTACGAGAGCAAAATGACGTTCGGCATCTTCATGAAGGGGACCCGAGAATGGTTCCAGGATCCGATCAAGAAGGAACAGCAGTACGCGAAATTCGAGGAGAAGTACCACGTACCTGTTTCCAGAGCCGGGGAGCTGGTCGGTCATCCCCTGATGGTCGAAGTCAAGAGCGCATTCGGATCCAATTACTACGGCGATATCAAAAAATTCCCGAACAAGAAATGATGAATACAGAAAAATTATTATTCTACGATTTGGAAGTGACGGCGTTCGACGATCTGGCGGTATTCATGGACATCGACGGCAACGAGGTTGCGCACTTCTGGAACAACCAGGAGCGCGAGACACAGGAAGACCCATCGGGGTTTGAGGGCATCCCGGATCTGATCCGGGATAAAACCCTCGTTGGATATAACAACTATGGATATGACGATTACATTCTGTCAGCCATGATGAACAACGTTCTTAACCAGGCATATTTGCTGAAGTCATTGAACGATAACATCATAGCCGGTCACAAACCGTCAATAACCAAGAGTAAGTTAATCCGGTCTCTGGATACTATGCAGCAGATCGATGTGTCACATCCTTCCCTGAAGCAGATCGAGGGAAACATGGGACTGTCCATTGTGGAGTCCCCCATTTCCTTCGATATAGGGAGGAAGTTAACACAGGGTGAGCGCGATGAGATGCTGCAGTACTGCCGATATGACGTAAAGGCAACAATCGAGGTATACAAGCTCAGACAGAAATCATACTTCCAGGCAAAAGAAGGATTGCTCAAAATGCTCCCGGCAGACGCCGACAAAAATGCCTATCGATGGAATACCACAACATTGTCTGCAACGGTGCTTCTCGGAAACACATCGCTGCCCACTTGGCCCACCGTCCGAAAATTGGATCACTTATGGAGGAACGTCAGAGGTATCCCGCCTGAAGTGTGGAACATGTGGGACGATTGCACAACGCCGGAGAGCGTAACCGGAAAAGGCAAGAACAAAACCATTAAGGCATGCGACTGCAGCTTTGTCTTCGGAATGGGAGGGCTCCACGGTGCGCCGTCAAAACCGGGGCGGTATTACAAGGTCAAGCACAAGGACGTGGCCAGTATGTATCCGTCTTCAATCGTACACCTGAAGGCCCTGGGACCCGCCACCGAGAAATATGACGAAATGCGAAAGCAAAGGGTTGCCATTAAGCACACCGATCCTGTTATGGCAGGGGCTTTGAAAATAATTCTCAATTCTGTGTACGGAAACTTCAAGAACCGGTATTCGGCTTTAAACAACCCGATGGCATCGGCGACGGTGTGCATCTACGGACAGATCGCACTGTTTTCCCTCTGCCGGGATCTGTATGAGGCCGGTTATAAAATCATCAACGCGAACACCGATGGCGTTGTGTATGACAATAACCCCGAGCTGAACGACGCCGACGAGCGGATCTGTGCTGAATGGGAGAAGGAATTCGAAGGATATACTCTGGAAACCGACTACTTTGATACATGGATTCAGCGCGACGTTAACAACTATATAGCAGTAGAGGAAAACGGAGAACTCACCGTCAAAGGGGGAGACGTAAACAAATACCAGACTAATAAATTTTTCTCCAACAACTCCAACCGGATCACGCAGATCGCAATGGTTGACAAGCTCGTTTATGGGAAAGACCCGTTCGATACATTTGCGGATCACATGGAGAACCCCATGCTTTGGCAGTACATCCTGAAGGCCGGGAGCACGTACAAAGGCGTTCAGAACAAAGAAGGAGAATGGCAAAACAAAGTAAACCGGATATTTGCCTGCGTCGACAGCCCGAAGTTTCCACACACCAAACTGTATAAAATTCGGTGGGACGACGGACAAGTGAATTTCCCGGATGTGCCGGAGCTCATGTATCTCTGGAATGAGGACGTGCGAGATATCCCCAACTTCCGCGAAATGATAGACCAGGAATACTATTACCACCTTGTAACAGACAAACTGAAGGGATGGCCATGATGTTCATTGAATACAAAGAAGGAGAAAAGCACGCCAGCAGCCATGCCGAAAAATCCGAGATCATGGACACATTCAGAGACTGCGGCCTGCTTTTATCCAACGACGACGTTGTGATTGACATCGATCACATACCGAAAAAATCCATCCGCGCACTGATTGACGAATTCGGACTGCAAACGAGGACCGTATGGACGGACAGAGGTGCTCATCTGTGGTTTAAGAAACCCTCATGGTTCGCCAGAAGGAAAGACGGGATATGTCGCCTTGGCTTTGAGATCGAGATGCACACCCAGGCATCCAGGCCGAACGGGATGACCGTCAAGCGCAACGGGATCCCGCGGCAGATCGACAACATGGACAAGCAGATGTTTCTTCCGGTCGTGTTCAAAGTGGATCCGAAAGTCAAGTACACAAATCTGTCGTCACTGGAAGAAGGTGAAGGACGAAACAAGCTGCTGTTTTCTCATCGGCTGGCTCTGCAAAAGGTCGGGGCCCCGAATGTTGACAAAATCATAGGTTTCATAAACCGGCATATCTTTGCGGAGCCCCTGCCGGACACAGAACTGGAAACCATCATGAGGGACATGGATGTTTCTGATGAAAAGCAGAACCAGGAGTCTATCATAGCATCCCAGATCATAGCCGACTGCAGAACAGTGATGTATTCAGGACGAATATGGTGGTATCAGAATGGTGAATACAAGACCGATGAGAAAAATACCCACCTGATCCGCCGGGTGTATGCGATCTGCGACGGAGAGAACAGCAGATTTGTTGACGAAGTCATGAAACAGATACAGTACCGCTCCCCGCTGGTGGAAGACGGCGAAGTGTTCCCGATCCGACTCCGGAACGGAATACTTAGAAAAGGTACTTTTATACCGATGAAGGAATACACGGAATTCACCCCGTATTTTATCGATATCAAGTACAACCCGGATGCTGAACCGGTTCAGGACGTCGACGACTACATCGACAACCTGACCGGCAAGGACCCGGACTACCGCAAGCTGTTGATGGAGATCATCGGATACGTCATGATCACAGATCCGGAAAGGATCCGCGCCCTGGGAAAGTTCTTCATGTTCCGCGGGGATGGCGCGAACGGCAAGGGGACACTGCTCCAGATCATGAAAAGGATATACAACGAACGGAACTGTACAAACCTCAGCATCAAACAGCTGACCGACGATCGCTTCAAGGTGACGATGATCGGAAAGCTGGCAAACCTGGGCGATGATATCGAGCCCGAAGCTATCAACAATGCAGAGTTAAAAGTGTTGAAAAACATAAGCACCGCGGACACCGTAACGACCAGACACATGTACATGGAGTCGATCTCCACGACGTTCACCGTGAAACTGTATTTCACGACCAATTCGGATATTAAATCATTCGAAAAGGGATATGCATATAAACGGCGAATAGTATGGCTGCCGATGTTCAACAAGGTCGAGAAACCGGACCCCGAATTTATAACCAAAGTCACATCAAACAATGCCCTTGAATACTGGATCCGGCTGATCGTGGAAGGATACAAAAGACTTTACAGCGCAGGGAAGTGGACGGAATGCAAAGTCGTGACCGAATACAACGACCAGTACCACGAAAATAATAACCAGTCCCTCCAGTTCGCAAAGGATCTCGACCCTGACACTGAAATAATCGGGCGAACCATCTCAGAGATCCGCCAGGACTTTTCCGAATGGGACTCAGAGGGGGCAAAATTCTCGAACAAGAATTTCATTGCTGCAGTATGGGATCTGTACGAGATCGGAATTGGTGTTTCAAAAATTGCCGGTAAATCCAGGAAGGTTTTTATGAGACAGAAGGACACGAAACAGACTCTCAGACATTGATCGGTTACCAAAAGTTACCTAATAGTTACCTTTTCTATTTTTAAAAAATCCTTTATTTATCTACCTTTTTAAAGAAAAGTTACCAGTTACCAAAGTTACCATAAAAAAATAATTTCCCGGGAATGTAAGAAGTTGTTACTTACAGAAAAAAAAACATATAAAAGATTTTGAAATTTTGGTAACCGTAACCAAACCCGGAAAGCCTTTAAAATCAAGGTTTCTGGTTACCACGGTTACCTGATCAGGAGAAAAATGGGCATGGAAAGCAAAGATATATTCAGCATGATGAAAAAATTCGGGAAGGTGAGGAAGTCGGAAGGGAAAATCGTCGAGGTCTCCGTGATCTGTACGGTCTGCGGGAAGAAAATCACGTGCGGGAACGCCAATGATGTTCATGACGTTGAGTTTTCCATGACAAAGAGGAAGACGCCGGTCTTTACTCACAGCAAGTGCGCACCTGACATCTGGAACAGTAAGATCCACTGGGAGGCGCCGAAATGAACCGACAACAACGCCGGGCAATGGCGAAGTGAAAAGAGACCGAAGCTAAATACTACAAAGATCTTGAATCCGCACTGCTGCAGAAGAATGACGCACAGCTTAACTTTTTCACTGCCGCAATCATCATGGCACATCATAAGTATTATGGTCCAAACAGGGACGGCGACATCGAGGGCTTTATGCGGGAATGGAACGATGAGGTTATACGAGTTAGCGGCTGCACGCCGGACGACTATCTCCGGTATCTGCGAGAGATTAAGAAAAAGACAGGATACGCATTCGAAATAACAGACCGAGGTGATACATGAAGAACAAAATCGAAGACCTTAACAATTACTTGTTTGAACAGCTTGAACGCCTGCAGGACGACAGCCTGAACGACGACCAGATGCAGCAGGAGATCAACCGGAGCCGGGCGGTGACTTCCGTGGCGTCCCAGATCATCCAGCTCGGCGACTTGTCATTGAGAGCCACAAAGCTGAGGGCGGAGTACAACAACGGCATTGCCCTGCCGGAGCTTCTGGAGGTGAAAGCGTGATCAGATACACACCGGAGGAAAAGCAGTTCCTGAAGGAGTTCATCCCGGGCCACCATCATGACGAAATTCGGGCGGAGTTTGAGAAACGCTTTCGAGAGCTGACGGAATTACAGCTAAAGTCTTTTATTAGCAACAACGGCGTGAATACCGGACTCAAAACAACGTTTCGGCGGGGGCGCACACCGTGGAACAAGGGCAAGCACACAGCGCAGGAATCGTTTTTGAAGATGAGTTTCAAGCCGGGGAACGTTCCGCCCAATTACATGCCGGTCGGAACCGAAAAGCTCACAAAAGACGGATATATACAAGTCAAGGTTGCAGATCCGGCAAAGTGGGAGCTGAAACACCGGCTTGTCTGGATGCAACACTACGGAGAAATCCCGCCCGGATACATCGTTGTTTTCCGGGACGGGAACCGGCAAAACCTAACAATCGATAATCTCGCAATGGTCAGGCGGACGGTACACTGCCGGGTAAACCGGATGAGCCTCGGGCCGATCCCGAAGGAGTATTTTGACACCGCCATGCTGATCGGTGAGATTGCGGAGCAGAGAGGGAAACGAAGACATGAAAATGACAGACGCAGAGATCATTGCGGATTACCGGGAGGCGAAAAATCCGAAAGCACAGGTTGAAATCCTGGCCGACCGGAACCTGGTCAGCAAAAAAGAGATGGCCCAGTGGTTGCTTGACCACGGCCAGAAGGTTGACCGGCGGATCCTTTTGGGACGGAGAGCAGGCCCGGGCACGATGAAGAGGCAGGAAGAACCTGGGAGCAAGGTGACGATCCCCGAGCCGGAGGAAGTGATGGAGGCCTTTACTATCGTGGACCCGACGGATCCGCCAGCGGTTGCAGAAAAACTGACCGAGATCGACCGCCTCTGCGCAGAAAATGAGAAGCTGCGGAGCGATCTGGGCGATCTGGCAAAGAGGGATGCAAAAGCAATCAATCAGCTCCGCGCGGAAAACGAGCAGCTGAGGAAGGATATGCAGGAGATGGCCATGGAGGACACCAACAGGATCGAGGAGCTTGAAGAACAGCTTGAAAAGCTGACAGCAAAGCCTGATCCCGATCAGGCAGTGAAGGCGGATGCGGGGAAACCGAGGCTGAGCCTTGTACCGATGCAGATTATGTTTGACATCGCAGAGGTGAGAGAATTTGGAAACCGTAAGTACCCGGACGGAGGGCCGGACAACTGGAAGCAGGTCGATCCCGACAGATATGTCGATGCACTCTTGAGACATGCACTGAAATTTGTGCAGGACCGGAGAGCCGTGGACAAGGAAAGCGGACTGGCCCACCTGAAGCATATGGCTTGTAACGTGGCTTTTTTGTGCGAGTTGTTGAAGGATGAGAAGTGATGGCAAGTAACTACACCATCCCCTGCAACACCGCCGACGCCGTCGACCACGGAAACGGACGCCTTGAGGACTGTCTGGAAGCTGTGATCGAGCGATATGAGGACGGGTACGTACTGTGTCCGATCCTCTGGTCCGGCGGGAGCTGTGAGGAGTGTATGGAAGTGTTTGAGAGGAGGTTGGGGGATGAACTACATACAGAAGGCGAAGCAGAAGACCTTTGAATGGCGGCTGAAAACCAACAACCTGGGCGAGGCATATTATGAGCGGAATGCCACGAGCCACGCACAGGCACACATGGCCCACAAGCCTTACGGACACTATGACGAGATGGTGGATAAGACGGAGCCAGAAAGGGATACGGGATGGGAGTAATAGAGAGAAAGGTTATCGTTACGTGGTATACACCGGAGGAGAAGCTGCCAGAACCGGACAATCTGTGCGTGCTGTCCGTTTCGGGAAAGTAAATGGGATGGAATGGGATCATACTTATGCGATCGGATCATACTGCCCGGGCGAAGGGTGGTTTTTCTCCGACCCCTGCATTGATACTGAGGACGGAATGGACATGCTGACCGTGCATGCGTGGTGCGATCTGGAGCCGTACAAGGGAGGCGAGCAATGAAGATTGATGAAGCAAGCATCAACGACAATGCCATAAAGCTGATCAAGGATTTGGTCGGAACGTCATACGATATGATCATGGCTAACGGCGAGGCGGATTATCAGTTTGCCGAAGAGAGAGCCTACATGCTGATGACCTTGGGAGAGATACAAGGAGTCCTCAACATGGCGCAGGCGATGAAGGAGGTGTTGAAGGCATGACGAGAGAAGAGGCGGTCAAAGAACTGTACGAGTGGCTTGACGGATGCTGTGGCGGCGAAGAGATCGAGCAGACCAGAGAAGCATTAAGCATGGCAATCGAAGCACTCAGGGCGCAGGAAGTGAAGAACTCAAATCAGGAACTGAAGAACTCAAATCAGGAACTGAAGAACCAAAGTGCTCTGATTACGATTGATAAACAGGCGGCGATTGATGCGCTTCGAGATGAGTTCAAGAGGACACCGACAACCGCAATCAGGGCGATGGATGTGATCGGGAGGTTGCCATCCGCACAGCCAGACGAACGATGGAATCGTCTGATGATGTATTTTGCAGACCTGCAACTGACATACTCGCCGGGATGGGGCGCAAACGGATGTGGAGACCAGAAACTGTATGATTTTGTGACGGAGTTGATTGAAAGGTTGGAAGGGTGGGAGAACGATGAGTGACCTTAAAGTTTGCCCGTTTTGTGGACGGATACCTGACATAGAGGATTGCGGAGAGCATCGATGGTTCATCCGATGCAAGTGTGGAATCGCACAGGATAAGTTGTTCTTTCAAAAATGCGATGCGGTAAGGGCATGGAATAAGCGGAAGGAACTGCGTGCTAAGGACATAGATGTCCCTAGCACAGATACAATCAGCAGACAGGCGGCGATAGATGAACTTTGTGATAATTGCGATAATGTCAAAGCGGTATGCGCTCATTATCCTTGCAAACAATATATAGCTATCGAGCAGTTGCCATCCGCACAGCCAGACCTGTCAGAGTATTCGGACAAACTGTGGAGAACGGCTTTTGAGAGGGGCAAAGCAGAGGGGAAGGAAGAACGCAAGACAGGGCGGTGGATATTCTGGAGCGATGACCCGGACGCAAACACATACGAGTGCTCTGAGTGCCATGAGCCGTATATGTTGATTGAGGGGACTCCGCAGGACAACAAATATCACTTTTGTCCAAATTGCGGAGCGGCTATGATCGAGGAAGGAGCGCAGGATGGCTAACTTTTTATTATTCATGTTTGGGTACTTCATTGGCGTAGGGCTTTCAGCAATCATTTTTCATCCGATGCGGAACTGGCAGGAAGGATACAACACAGCGAAAGAATATTATGGAGATTGGCACAGAGGGTTTGATGAAGGGTATACTGCTGCATCAAAGACGTTTAAAGATTATGATCAAGGTTTTGGTGATGGTTTTGAAGCAGGATGGGATAGTGCATTGACGCAGGAAGGAGCGCAGAAATGAAATTGGAAAATGAAATCAACCAGATGGAGGAACTCAATATTGAAACGCTAGTACGGTTGGCGCATCAGGAAAATGTCGAAATCACTCTCACAATCGACCGTGGAGGTGCGGAACTCAGAATTGAACCATGGAAACCGATATCTTATAATTGCCCGTTCAATGTGAGGGAAGGAGCGCAGGAGTGAAGGAACACCGTGATTTTAGCTTAAGACGCAAATCCAGACCGCTTACGCCTGAGAAGCTAATGGGCATTCTTGACAAGACTGAGGGCGGAAAAAGAGCGAGAGAGACGTACAAGAAGCTGACAGGACTTAATCCACCGCCTGAAAAGGATGAGGTTGTAATTGAGGAAGGAGCGCAGGAATGAAATTGAATGATGTTGAAAAACAGATAGGTGAGATCGACATTGAAACGTTGGCGCGGGTGGCACATCAAGAAGGTGTTGAGATAGTTCTCACCATAGAGTCCGGGAATGTAGAGGTAAGGATCGAGCCTTGGAAGCCGATTGCTTATAATTGCCCGTTTAATACAAGTGGAGGGACAAGTGATGCAGTATTTATGTACAAAATGTAAATCATTAATGCAGTGTCTTTCAACAGCCAGTATACCACCAATTGTTAGATACGAGTGTTTTAACTGCGGATATGCATCAAAACCAATTAAAGAAACCGAATATGCCATGGAACTGCCTATGGAGTGGCAGTGTGAGGAGGAAGGTGAGAAGGAATGACGATAAAAAAACCAGTGCCAAAGGGCATGATAGAAAAGTTAAACGATGCTTGCGTGAAGATTGAGAGTGTTATTGCTCAGTACGAAAATGAACTCGCTGATTGCGGATGGGATAGTTTCACAGATACGCTTGCAAATGTTTCTGCACAGGTTTATATGATGCAGATTATGTTGAGGAACGCACAGGTAAATGAGTCATATTACAGATGATAAAAAACATCACACCAACTGATTTCGGTACACTGGCCATCTGCGCAATCCGCTACTGTCAAGGCCGACAGACCTATATGCCTGACCTTGTGCGAGAGATCGTAGCACCGCACTTGCCCGATATATCCGACAAGGATTTAGGTGTACTGATTGATGATTGCGCCTATCAGGAACGGTTGAACCTGTACGGCGATAGGAATATTGACAAGCCGGGATGGATAAGGTGGAAGGAGTTGTTGCTTACGGAAAAGAGGAGAAGGGAAGGAGAGCCGGAATGATCCTGGAATACATCACCCTCGGCCTGATCGGCGCACTTTGCGGCATCATCGCGGTCGAGATGATAGCGGTACTGATACATGACTGGAGACGAAAGAAATGACAACAAAGCAATATCTACAGCAAATCTATCAAATCCACCGCAAGGTCAAACGCCTGCAGGCACAGCGTGAGCAGATACGTGCGGAACTGTACAGCATCGGCTCACCGTCCGGCAAGATGGACGCCGACAAAGTCCAGACATCTACATCAGGTGACTCCATGCTTCGGCTGATCGCAAAGGTGGATGAACTGGAACGGGAGATCGTTGAGGAGGTGGATGGCCTTCTGGAAAAGCAACACCGGATCACCAGGGAGATCGAAAGGCTTCCCAACGACCGGCAACGTGATGTACTGTTTCAAAGGTACGTTCTGTTCCGTAGATGGGAAGAGATAGCAGTCAAGATGGATGTGTCAGTTAGATATGTATATCATGTGCACGGTGATGCACTTAAATCTTTTGCAAAAATAATGAGGTAGTTCATTTTATTTCAGGGTAGGGATGTGGTAATGTGGTAGTGGTGCAGTACTGACATCAAATACTTTCCCGGTTCGGGGGCAGTCTTAACGGCTGTCCCTTTGTTATGTTATGGATTACAAGAGCAAGCGATGGATTAACAAACGCAGTCAGATACTCAGGCGTGACGGCTATCAATGCCAGCTGTCCAAGAGGTACGGCAAGATCAGACAAGCCGAAGTTGTTCACCATATATTCCCGGCATCAGACTACCCAGAATATGCGTGGTGCGACTGGAACCTGATAAGCATAACGAATGAGATGCATAACAAGTTACATGATCGGGACAACGACAGCTTGACTGAGATGGGGAAAAATCTGATGTACCGTACAGCAAGACGGCAGGGGATTAGGGTATCCCCCCCGGGGGTAGCCCCCTGAAATGGCGTCAAGCGCAC